AAGGAGGTGGATAAATGGTACGCAGAGGTAGATACATGGGAACCCAAGAAGATGCAGAACTCTTAGAAGAAGGATGGCGGCAGAATAAAGAAGACTTTCTGCAAGCCGTAGAGTGTACGCACGAACTTCTAAAAGAGTTTGAAGAAATGGGTCTTAACAAAGGAGCCGCTATCGGCGGTTCCCTTACTCATCTTCTTTCCCACCTTATCGCCGTGTCCCCCGATCCGGCTACCGCGCTGGGCCTGCTTTCGTCCTGCATGACAAACGCTGCAATAAACGCGACCCGCGCCGCTGAAAACCATCCCGGCAGTGACGGAATACATTAGTTGACTTAATCCCATAATGTCTTATACTTCTCCCACGTTTTAACTAAAGGAGAACGACATGGAATTAATAGACATAAACGAAGTATGCGAAATCACTAAACTTTCTAAATCGACCGTCTTTAAAAAGATAAAAGATGGCACGTTCCCGGAAATCCAAAAAACACCCAGCCCCAGTTCCCGCGGACCACGGCTCGTGAACCGTTGGGACAAAGCAAAAGTAATCGCTTGGGCGTTTGATGATGACGTGCAAGAACTAAATGACATAAAAGATGAAAAGCTTAGAGTGCCCTATGGTGACGCTTTTCTGGAAGAAGCCCGCAAGGGGGAAGGTTCCGGGCCAATGGATTGGGACGAGCCTATAAGCTGGGCTAAAAAAATATCTCGTCACAGATTATTTATCCCGGTAATAATACTGGCTATCGCCGCCATGCTTTACAGTTTGTTAACTTGAGGCAATAAAATGACGGAAGAAGATAAGAAAAACGCAAAAATCCTTACGTTGCAAAGCCAAAACCTAAAACAACGTAACGAAATAACAAGATTAACAGTGGCCCTCGACAAATTAAAACGAGAAACACAAAATCTTTTAAAGGACGTTAATTGGATGAAAGGCCAACATAGATGAAATGCGAAGAATGTGGCGGTGAAGGGGAAGTGGAAGAAGAGTTCTTTAGACCACAGTCCTTTGACCGCGACATTGGAATAATAGACTCCCGAACAGTTACTTGCGAAGTGTGCAACGGCAGTGGTGAAGTAGACCTCGGTGAAGATGATTTGGACGACGAGTAAAAAATAATACTTGGGAGTTTTTAAATGTTGGCAGAAATGTGCTTGGCCCTTGCTTTGTATCACGAAGCAAGAGGCGAACCCTCTACCGGGCAAATGATGGTGGCTAAAGTAATCGTCAACCGCATGGAGTCCAAAAAATTTCCCTCAGATATGTGCGGCGTAATTATGCAACCACGCCAGTTCTCGTTTGTACAAAAAGGATTGGTGCCCGTTCCTAAAGATGAAGAAGCGTGGAAAATTTCTAAAACCCTAGCTCAAGAAATTATGGACGACCCAAGCGTCCTTCCCTCTACGTCCGCGGACCATTACCATACAACCAAGGTGCGACCCGTTTGGAGAAAGTCCCTTCATAGAATAGTCCGGATCGGTAAACACGTCTTCTACTCTTATGACCCACCTAAAAATTTAACTGTAAGTTTGCGGCCTAAGATACGGAAAAGATAAGAAAAAACAATTTAGTCGTGTCGCAAAAAGACAACTTTTTGTCGTTTTAGATATATAACTTTATATAAAATTATGTTAATATAAGTTATCGAAGGGGATGAACCTCTTCGGTCAATGTTTCACTTGAAACGTTGGGGGCGGGCAAGCCCCACGCTATTTGACATCGAATTAACCAGCCAGTGCTAGGGTACTGGAAAGGTGGTTCTACATAACTTGGAGTAAAAACATGACAAAAAAAATTTGGTTTGAACCTTCTTATGAAATTGACAATTTCAAAATAGAAAAAACACAAGCAGTTTATGAAATTAATCTTTTAGAATATCATTTCTTTGGTTCAAATTCTTCTGACTGGATAACCGATGTAGACTTTCAAAAAGTTTATAAATATCTATCTAGTAAAACACCAAAGGGTTCCTGCTTTATGATGTTTTTTGTACCCAAACACACTAAGTTTGATTACAAAATTATCAATTACTCTCCACAAGGCGTGGATGCACACTGGTTAGGAACCTATCATATAAATAAATAAACCATAGCCCGCGGTTCACGGATCGCGGGCTTTTTTATGTGGATCGCGGATCACGGCACAATTAAACACGGTTCTATGTATATAGAGAAGCAAATAGAAAAAAAATATTTTTTGTTAAAATAGGTGTGTCCGGTGTAACCGTGTGTCTTTGGGCAAAAAGTCGTTTATATATATAGGGTTATGAAGACACATATTTAAAAATAAAAATGTGCCAATAATGTGAATAAGTGCCAGAGGGCCTAATGTCCAAATCAGCATAAGGGGCCTCAAAAAGGTTTTTTATAAAAAATATATTTGCTTCTCTATATATACAAAAGGGAAGTTTTAAGGCAAAGTATCTGGAAATAACTGGAGAACATTATGGCTAGGAAAAAAGCAGCACCTAAAACAATAACACCTGTTGTTAGAAAGAAACCCGGAAGGCCAAGAGCCACAAGGGAGCAACCCTTAACACGACGGCAAGAACTGTTTGTTAAAGAACTGGTTTCTAAAGATGGACAGATAACTATGAGAGAAGCCGCTATTGAAGCAGGCTACCCCGCAGGCTCGGCACACACTAGAGCTTACGAACTAACCAATCCTAATATTAGTCCACACGTTGTAAACGCTATTCAAGAATATCGTGCCCAACTGGATGAAAAGTACGGGGTACATTACCAACGCCATATTAAAGACCTGCAATTGATAAGAGATATGGCTCTAACTAACGGTGCATACTCTGCCGCCGTTCAAGCCGAATATCGTCGGGGGCAAGCACAAGGCGATATTTATGTAAGCAAAAGCGAGATAAGACACGGGAGTATAGACTCCATGAGTAAAGAAGAGGTCTTGAACGCACTAAAGGAAATTAAACAAAGCTATGCCCCGATCACTATCGACATTACTCCCGAAGGACAGGACAATCCCCAAAACCGCGACAAAGCGAGAAGCCGACTTGTGGCGGATGATGAAATCGGGGATGGAGAGAAGCAACCGAAAGATCAAATCCACTAGACTTGAAACATGGGCTATGCCGGGAGTACCCGACGTTCTCTTATGTGATGAAAAAGGTTTGTTCCATTTCGTCGAGTTAAAAGCTACTGGCGGTAACGCGGTTGAACTTCGACCTCATCAAGTGTCTTGGTTAACGTCACATTCACATGGAAGTGCGTGGGTTTTGGTTCGCAAGGTTAAAACAAAGACGTTGCCTCAACGTGTGTATTTGTACCCTGCAAGTGACGCTATGGACTTAAAGTTTGAAGGTCTGGCAGTTGATCCAGTTTACTTTGAAGAAGGTGAACCTGACTGGGAAAAAATACTGGGGTTGATTTCTCCTAGATAATCGCATAAGATCGCATAGTCTTAACTTAACAATGGAGAAGATTATGGCAAAATTTCATGTTCACGTAGCGATGTATAATGATTTTATTGTGGAAGCCGACAACGAAGAGGAAGCTACTGCAAAAGTGTTATCTAAAAGCAGGCACGAAAGCTTAGATGGCGCGGACTATCAAATATCAGATGTTTCTGAAATGGAGGTTACGTAATGGGACTAGATATGTATCTAACGGGGGATAAGTTTACCCCAACCCACGACGGCAAACATCAACGACAAAAGGTTGATAGTTACGAGGTCACAAGCTTGCGGCTTGACCTTGGCCAATGGCGTAAACACTGGGCACTGCACAACTATATTGATCTGCATTACTCAGACAGTGAACGTCACGAAATCCCTCTTGATCCAAACCAGTTACTAGAAATTGCGGAAGCCGTGGAGCAAGGGCGATTGCCTGACGCAAGTCTTTTTGATCCCGTGACTGACGCTTACCACAAAAAACCAGAACAAGTTGCCAAGACTGCAAAAATCTTTCGAGATGCGGCGGCTTGGCTACAACGTGACGATGGCTTCTGGCGCGATGTAGAATATTCGGGGGATTGGTGATGGCAAAAAAAACTTATCAAATAGTTGTGGAAGGCGTAACTTCAGCAACCCATATAGTTGACGCTGACGACATCGTGAAGGCGAGTGAAATCGCCCGGCGTAATTTTTCTAACGACACTGGTGCAAACTATCATAGCGTTGCGGTGGTGGATATTTTTAAACAACCGGAAGTAGTAGAACTTAACTTTAAAAAAATGAGGGAAAAACATGACAAAAGATGAACTAGAAAAAATTCTCGACGAAGTATTTGCAAAAGTATTTGGAAGGGATTGGTAAATGTTTTTTTTAATGAGATTATTTGCGCGTTTTAGGTATGGCGACGAAGCTTTAGAAAAGTTTGAAAAACAACAAAAAAGAAAACGACCAAGACAAAGTTATAAGCCCCGACAAAGGCGGCGTAAAAAATAATTTAATTAGCCCGGTTGACGCCGGGCTTTTTTATATTGTAGGGTATGCGATATATCTTATACCAAACAATGGGGGCAACCATGTTAAAAAGAGAACAAAATAAACAATTTTCCGGGCCGTGGGTCGTGGTATCTAATCCGGATCAAAAAAATATAGAAAGTTATAACTTTAAAGAGAACGCAAGGCGGGCGGCTCAATCTTTAACTCAGCACGAAAAAAACAACGGTCGTGAAAACTCTTATACCGTTGTTCATGTTTCCGATTGGGAGAAGTTATAATGTTAAAAACTGTAGAAATTAGCCGAGCGCAAAAAACTAAGGGCGTTGCGGTAACTTATAGAGC